ATTTATACCCAAGTTGGGCTCCCTGCCAGTTACCTTTTCGGGCTTACTGGTGACTAAAGATGTAAACTTCGGTTAAACGAACCTTGCCTTCACCAGGGACGACAAAAAACTTGTCATAATCCCCTGGTTCAACAGGGTCCGGCATCCTACGGTCAGCATATATGTGTCCAGGTTCACGGCTCTCGCCGTTAACGGAACGGATAGACCTCAGACGGTCGCTCTCAGTGAGAGCTAACGACCGGGTCTCCCTTTCGTACTGGACATATGTGGCAAGGCGCCTAACGATAAAGTCATGCTTCGGGTGAAACTCAACCCAAGTGATCTTTTCGCGGTCAGAAAAATCCCTCCTTTTTGCGTTCCACTTAGGAACGAAGGAACTTCGCTTTTTGCCTAACCAATCGGCCACCTTCTTCTCCAACTTTTTAGGAGAGAAAGTCCAGGTTTTAAACTGGAATCCTCCGTAGCCCCTTTTTGGGTAAGCTACGAGCACCCCACCATCAAGACGGTGGAGGTGCCCATCACCAAAGCCCTCAGGGCCATAGTGACGTATGGATGGGTCGATCTGCTTCTCCCAGAACGCTGCGGATTCAAAATCGCCGCGCCCCAGGTAGAAGTTGTGCAGCCTGAAGAAATCGCCGCCGGTAAGCCGGTCGGTGACAAAAACAGGACGAACCGAAGAACCAAAAACGTAGTCTGCTCCGCAAGACTCCCGGAAGTTACCCGTCCAGAAACTCTTCTTCGCATTGGTCGAAAAACCAAGCTCGGAAAGGGTGTAGGCGAGGGCGAGCGCGCAGGTCGTAGGGACAATGATATCGTCCCCGTACACAAGCACGCGAATCCGTGAGTTAGGGTCAACAAGCTCCACAACTTCCCGGGCAATTGCCCAGAAGATCGTGGTTTCGAGAGGGAACGTAAATCCATTCCCCATCGAGCTTATTTTCTCTAAGGAGTAGTACCGATACCCATCGGGGGTCTTATCCCTCATACTACGGCTTCGCAGCCGCATCAGGAGGTCAAACCAATCTGGCGGCAGCAAGTGCCGTACCAGCTCGATAGATACAGTGTCAGACGCCGACGACAAGTCGAGTGTTGCTGAAGCACCCGAAATCGATCCATAAAGGGCCGCACGCTGGTTAGCGCTCTGGTCCTTCAGGTCGATCCCAACTTTCAAAAGACGTTGGGACATGTAATCGCCAAGACCAAGTTGAAACATCCCGTTTAAGGACGGTTCCGTGCAAATCGCACGCTTGGTCTTGAAATTTTTGGGTACGAACGCGAGTCTGGCGTCGTCGATCGAAAGATCGATAACGTTAACATCGTCTGGTCCAACATTAAGGGTTGAAAGGCCCTCAACAGGATCACTGAAATTCGCACTACAAGCAGGCCTACTTGCCATCTTTATGGTGGCGCAGGCATTCTTTTTTGGCGTACGCGTGGTCGCCCCGGGCCCTAGTCTGGGTCGGAGTGTGTCCAGTGATGGACACTCGCCTAGCAGCCTCGCAATTTTCCGAATCGCGCCGTGAAGCACGGCGTGGACGAACGGATGGAACACTGTTCCATTACCGAAAGCGAGGTCGCGAAAGCGGCCGTTGGTTACGGCGCAAGCTCTTTCAGCTGCGAGGAATTTATCCCTCGCGGCTGCTTCACGGTCCACCCCGAGATCGATGTCGTCTCGCTTTGAGAAATAAGCGAGGACTTGTCGCAGGATGGACTGGTCCGTGGCACCGAGATCCAGAACATCAGGATCATAGTTACACAGACCAAGAAGATCACCGCTAGTAATACAATCAGCGATGTAGAGCCCGCCTGCTTGAAAGCCTTCTTCCGAAAGCCGATCAAGCAGTTTACGCGCATGGATGGACAATAGTTCATTTGTCAAATCCGTAGTGAGTTTTGCATCGTAAGATGCAACCTGCAAAGCAGGTAATGCTTCGCCCAAAGAATGGGACATGGCAAACTCCTAAAAGGTTAGCTTGGGAAAACCAGGCCGACTGCGGCTTCGTCGACGATGCCAGCAGAGACAGCAGCAACCGAGGTGGTAACATTGTTACCGAGGTTGAGACCGATCTGTTTGGCGAGGCGACGGGTTGCAATCGTAGAACGAGGGTGTGCGTATTGCACAATCGCATAGCGATCCTCGTAAGCGACCTTGGGCGCGGCGGTGTAACCAGAGGCGTTCTGACCCGAGATGGATTCCATAACGGGGACAAACACGTCGAAACGAGTTTCCACAACACCAGTCGGGAACTCGCGTTGGCGAGCTTCGACACGCACTTGAGCCTTCGTCGGCAGACCCGGTAGCATCTCGCGGTAAAGTGCGAGTTGGGTACCGTCGGCGAGGACCTTGACGCCAGAGGCGACAAGAATGTGCGACACGGGGGTTGTAGCGCCGTCAAAGACGGTGATATTTGCTTGTGCAGACATAAA